CAATAGTAGTAACCCTGCTTACACTTCTTCATTGTTAGTGTCTGAGTTACTATTATTTAGAAAACCTTGTTTTAGAAGTTTTTGAAGATCTGAAGTTGATCCAACAAATAAAGCATTATTAGTGACATTATTTGTTGTTTTATTTCCAGAATCTTCTTCAAGATCTTTTACTTTTTTCTGAAGATCAACTAACTTATCTGTGGTATCAGCAACACTTTTAATAATTTGACCCGCAACTTCATATGCTCTTGGACTGCCACCTTCACCAGCTACCTCCATGATACCATTGAGGACCTCTTGACCTTTTTCAATTAATGAATATAAATTTGCACGACTATATTCATAATCTTTTGAGAGGTCCTGATCACTTTTATTTGGAAGTGTTAGTTCAGCAGGTTTATCCTCTGATTTAACAATTTCACACTTTGTATTAAGTGCATCATCTATAGAATCAAATTTATTAGTCATGAATTAGATATCAATTTTTCTGGTTGGACTAAAATCCGCTCCACTTTCAAAGAAATCAAGAGATTCATTGAATCCAAAGTCATCACCTGGTGCAATAAGAGCATCATCGGCAGTGCTGAGAACATTGAGTTGTGATCCCTTACGATGTTCTGCTGCAATTGTTGCACTGTGTGCTCTCTTAACCGTTATGGAGGTGCTAGTTAACTTAGTTACCTTCATGATTTCACTATCAATAATAACTCTATTATTGACTGCAATACCAGAAGTATCATTCAGTTCAATTACAGTTTCTGTTAGATCAATTGATTCTGTTGTCAGTGCTCCAGTATCATCATCATAATTTTTCCTTGCTTGTGGTGTGGCAGTATATCTAACTTGTCTTTTCGCTGTCAGTTTATTAGTATCACTGTAATAATCAACCTGAACCTTACGAATAAGTCCATCAGTGCTATCTGCAATAGGACCAAATAGATATGTTTTTGCGGTAAACTGTAAGGTGTAAATTAAAGCTCTGCGAGTAGAAAAATCACCTTCATAATCATCTTGAAATGATATACTATCTAAAACAACTGGAATATCTCTTTTTTCTCCAATTGAATCTATTAATTCAACAGTAATATTAAAAGATGGTTGAAAATATGGAAGTATTTGCTCAACAATTTGAAGAGCATCGTCATTTAATTTTGTTAAAATATTTAATTCAAATCCAAGATTATATGGAACTGGCATAAAAACTTTTTTGACCCTACTATTATCATCTACTGCCTTAAAAGTTTGAGTGACCGATACTTTTCTTGTGGGATCATATGAAATACTATTCATCTCAAAAGACATTCTTGGCAATGTAATTTGAACTGCTCTGTTCAAATCTGCTTGCTGTTCTAATCTTGCCAAGAATTTTTGAGCAGGACCATATGCTAATGGAACTTTGATTTCACTTTCAACATTTCCACTTGCGTCATCATGTTTCACGTAAATTTGATTAAACAGTGTTCCAAAAGAAACGACTGTTTTTCTAATTATTTCGTGATAGAAATAGGTGCCTAACATTAATAATTACCAAAAGGATTTGATTCTGTAAAATCAACTATGAGATCTGCCTCAGTTTCAATAGAATCATTGTCAGTGTATTTATCATATGTATCATCATTTGTATAGAAATCAATTGCATAAGATGCAGAGGATTCTGCGCCAACAATTAGTTCACCATTTGTAAATGTTCCGTCAACATAAGAAATTTTAAGAGTTTTTGATGAAGAAATCCATTCCTTTACTCTTGCTGTAGTTCCTGAACTAGACCCTGTAATAAGTTCATTGAATATAAATGTTCCAATACCTGCAATTAGTGGTGGATTTTCAATAGTAACGGTTGGATTTTCTGTATAACCAATACCAGGATTAACAATTCTTACTGCAGTAACAATATTTCCAGAAGAAACTTCTACTCTTGCTGTTGCTCTCACACCACTCTTAATTGAATCCTCATTGGCAATAGTAACTGTTGGAACACTTTGATATCCACTACCAGGATCAGTAATCGTGAGAGATGTAACAGTTCCTCCGGCACTGACGGTTGCAGTTGCACTCGCAGCAATTCCTGCTATTGATTGAATTGAATTAACCATTAATCGGAAATTGTCATTTCCACTACCACCTCTTGCTTCATAAAAATCAGCAGATGGATTAGAACTTACTTCAAAGTCATGACCACCATAAACAGTTGTAAATCCAGTTACACTACCAGATCCATCAACAGAATCGATACGGATTATTGCTTCCGTTCCACCCATACTTACATTGTTTGGAACTAATCTAATAGTTTCATTTGCTTGATATCCACTACCAGCATTCGCAGATGTCATCAAATCAATAACACCAGATCTTGTTCCAGAGGTGCTAATAGCAACCACTGGTGCTGAAAGATACTGAGTGCCAGGATTAGTAATGGTAAGAGATGTAATAGTTCCACTAGCACCAACTGTTGCTGTTGCTGTAGCAGCTTGAGATGGATGAGCAACAGTGATTATAGGTGCTACTGGATATCCAGATCCACCATCATCTACAGATATAGAAACAACACCTTTTTCAGTGGTTTCGATAGATGCAGTTGCTGCTGCTCCAACACCACCACCACTATAAATTGTTATTCCAGGAGCAGCAGTATAACCAAATCCAGCGTTAGTTAATAAAATTTCTTTTATTGAGTGAACACCAGCAACTGATGTTGTTATAGCAACTGCTGTTGCAGTACCACCAGAAACTGGAGAATCATCAAACTGAATAATTGGTGTCGATGTGTAACCACTTCCATCATTATTTAAAAATACTTCTCTTATATAACCATCTTGTATTAGTGAAGATGCAGAAGCAGTTTCACCAATTCCAACTAATTGTAATGTAGTAATATACCCCTCATCTTGAATTTGAGTGTCAATTTCATCAATAGATGTATCGATAACTTCATCTTCATACTCAAAGAGTTCACACTTAAGTTGATAAACGTAGTTTTTACCTAACTGATAGAAAGGATCTTCATGTTCTACAAACTTAACTTCAAATAATCTTTGCCCCAATGGAAAATAAATTAAATCTCCTTCTCTAGGTCTATTAGAAACAATAATCTCATCATCATCTTCCCCTTCAAGGAACATTGCAATAAAATCTTCAAATCTTTCTTTAGATATAGTTATTGTCAACTCATCTTTGAGTGACATTCCGAATTTAGTTAAAATATCTCCAGCACCAGAATAACCTTCATACGTATTAATATATGCTTCAATAGTATAATTATCATCAAATTTAGAAGTTTGAACTTCATTGAGAATAGTATCTCTATTGACAATCTTTCTTGGGATGTATGTGACATCAATCCCATACATCCTAAGTTGCTCATTTATTAGTTCTTGAACAAGTCTTTGTTCAGACTGAGAACCTTGTAGAAAGAATGGATTTAACATTATCCAATAAGATCGAGAGGTGGTAATTCATTTTCAAGCATCATATTTTGCTTGAGTTGGTCTAATTCTCTTTGAGCATCTTCATAAATTTCTCTACCGTTTAATTCAATACCACCTGGCAATTTAACTCCTCTAAACTTAATTAGATTTTGTCCCCACTGCCTTTTAATGAGTGCTGTTAAATATTTTTTAACAAAACTATCATTATAAACCTGAGTAAATGAATCTGGATCAAGTGCCCTATAACAATCAATAACTAAAAAGTCTCCAGCATTCTGTGCATTCCAATCAATATCAAGATACATTCTATCTTGACGCTTATTAAATCTAATTTGCTTATCAGTTGTTAATAGGAAATCAATATCTTCCAAATAACTTTTGGTCATTGCATATTGCAACAACTCAACAGAATTAAAATAATATAGATCATTTAAGAATAATTGATATTTAATACTAAACATTCCTCCAGAAATGCTGCTAGTATCAAACTTAAATACTTTTTCAATTCCCACTACAGAATCGGGAACCTGAATAAAATTAGAATTTTCGTAAAAACTTGATGTAAATGTTCCAGAACCACTATCTGTAGATGTTGCTGTAGTGGTTACAATACCAACACCTGTTGTTCCACTTGCCCTTCCTCTGTCAATATCTGCTTGTTTCAACTCATATTTGAGGAACATTCTTTCAACACCGTCAAAGTGGCGTTCATTGAAGTATTGAACGGCATCATCAACTAAATCATCGATCTGGTCATCATCAACGTTTATCTCCAATACAGGGGCACCCAGACGCCTTAAACAGTAATCAATTAGTCCTTGACGTGTTGATGGTTTTGCCATTATTCTTCAACCTCTGAGTTCTGATAATCATCTGCGCCTGTTAAAGGTTTTGATTTAGATTTAATAGTTACTGGTTCTGGTTTTTTTAGTTCCAGAAGTTGTGCCAGTAACTTATTTTTTTCATCTTCAAACTCTTTTGTTAATGTTTGAATTTTTGCCTCCAACAAAACGTTTTGATTTGTTAGTGCTGCTAATTTTTTATTATAAAGAGTCACTAACACATTAATATCTACTTCACTATTCATAATTTTTAGAAGGTTCCTCCGTCAATCGTTGAGGTCCAAGTTGGTTTACTAGTGTATGTAGTAGCAACATTAGTTGGGTTTACACTGGCACTAGTGCCATCATCAACAATATCATTTGTCGTGTCAAAAGTTCCCTGAACTCCAATCAAAGTAACACTATTTGATGAAGATGTTGTAGTTTTAACCATACCATACGCTGCACTATTATTTTGCTGCGTAATTTGCGATCCAGCTGCTAAACTTGCATTACCACTTAAGGTAAGAACAATTTCAGTAACAGCAGTTAAAATTTGTGTTGATGTTACTGTAGTATCAGCATCACCTGGTTGATTTGTGGATCTTTGAAGACCAGTGCTATCAAAATATACGATACCATTAGTATCATAATCACCAGATTGATAGTAGATACCTTTAATATCTAAGAAACCTTTAGTTCCTGCAACAACACTATTACTAATAGTTGCATCAGGAATGTAGGTTAACCTTCTACTATTATCAGCATGTGTTCCATGATTCAATGCGCCAGCAGAACTATCAGCGATAGAACTGTCATCCATACCAAAGAAACCAGTCTTGTTATTTCCAACTCCACTGCTTGTATTATAATCAAATGAAACACCACGGTCTGTATTAGTATCAAATCCGTGAGTTACTGTGATTTGTGTAGTTGTAGAAAGACCAGCACTTGTTGTTCCACTAAAAGTAACAACTTTTGCCGCAATATCAATTGCAGAAACTGTCGCAATACCTGATGCGTTAATACTAGTTGCTGTAAGAGTATCGCCAGTATTAATGCCAACAACAGAATCTAATCTTGCTGTGCTTACACCAGATGCAACATCAGTGATAACCGTTCTTACACTGGTTACATCACCAAGATTCATGATAGATTCATTAACAGTAACCGAACTTGAGTTTACTGTTGTAGATGTTCCATCAACCTGGAGATCACCTTTAATAATTACCGTTCCCTCATTACTAAAACCATCGGGGAAAGGATCAATATAAAGAGTATTTCCACCACCAGATCTTGTTGAAATTACATTAGATGAAATACCAACATTATCAATAACAAACTGACTACCAGTTGGAATAATATATTGTTGTGCAACATTCCATACCCAAGGGGCACCAGTTACTTGAACAGCATCTGAACCATTTTCATCATATTCAATCTTAGCATCTTTACTATCACCAAATACTAAGAACTGATCATCTGGAATTACAACCTCACCAGAACCATTAGTTCTTAATACAATGTCTCCATCTGTATCATTAGATGATATTGTATTACCATCTAACGTTAGATTGTCTACACTCCATTGATCAACTCTCGGTAAACGAGAAATTGCACCAGCACCACCAGGATTTCCTCCATTTTCCGTTAATAGAACGGGAACAAAACCGTTTGCCTGTGTTGTTGGGTTATCTTGCCCTGCAACTAATCCAGGTGCAATACTTAAAAGATCTGTGTAATATCTACCACCAATTAACTGTGGGTTTTGGGAGTTATCTCCAGCAAATACCCTTCCACCCCTATTGCCATGTGTTCCATTACCAATTGTAAGTGCTAACTCACCATAATTTAGAGTACTGGGTGCAGAAGTACCAGTAGATCTTTTGACTCTAATGATACTCGCCATTAGAATGAGCCTCCATTAATATCTAAATTCTGTGTAGTTCCTGGTGTTAATTCTAAAGTTGCATCAAACTTATTTGTAGTGGAATTGTATACGAGAACCATACCGTTCTCTAATCCACCACCAACATTAACATCACTTAAACCAGCGAGAGTTCCAGATGTTTCTCCAGCAACTGCAGAAACAACCTTAATTGCATTTTGTTGACCTACTCTTACTTTTATGTCTGGCATATGATCATACCAATTGATAATTATCAGGATCTAAAATATATTTATACTCCTTCTAATCCGAGTTTAGATATAACCTCTTGTTGTTTCAAAAATAATTTTAACGATGCCTTAAGCATTGTTCTTAATTCATTAATATCATCACACTCATCAATTTGTCGTACTTGTTTTTCAAACTCAAACATTTTAGAAACTGTATCTAAAGAAATTTCATCATGGTCGCGCATTGATTAACTCCATAAGTAGATTTTTAATTTCATGAACGTCTTTTTTTAATTGAGAAATTTCTTCCTTTTGTTTTTGACGGTCATGTTTCATTTTAATATACTGATTATACTCAGTAGTGTCACAATTGACAATTGCACCAGAATCATCGCGAAATAAATTTTTATGTCCTTCAACAGGTATCATGCTAAGGCAATCACTCTTACATCTTTAAATTTATTTGTGTATGCCTCATTCGTTCCACTCATTACAATCTTAATTGAAAATCCAACAAATGAATCTAGATTATCTGCAGAAAACTGATATTCTGAATATTCATTTTCTCTATTTGGATTTACTTCCACATCAGGCAAACCATCGTTTAATGATGTATTAATGACAGTATCACCATAACCATCACCATCAGAGTCAGTTAAATTATTATATCCAGGGAATAATTCATATGTTTGTTCAACTTCACTAGAATCTGCTCTGATAAGTTTATATAGAACTCTAAAATCACTAGAAGAATCTCTGTATGATGTAAGTAATACTTTTAGAGATGATGCTGGTCTTTGTAAATTGATAGTATTTGAGATGTAAATAGAAGCATGTGGATCATTTGAAGTTTGATTAGATCTCGAATCTATTGCATAATCACCAACAGGATTATTTAACCTGTTTCTAGCAAATACAAATGTTGCTGCTTCAGAGAGATCTACAACAGGTGAAAGAGAATTATTGTTAGACTCCATCCTAATTCCAAGTGTTAATGATTTATTCTTAGGAAGAGATGTTAATCTTTCAGTTTCATTAATATTTGAACAAACAATTCTAGGTGTAGAAAGTTCATTTACTCTATTGATTGCGACTGATTCAAATCCTTGATCTTGGAAAGAAACTTCGTTTCCACCTGCACTAGTTCCAGAAACTGTTCTCAATGTTGCCGAAACACTTGTATTTTGTGGATTGATAACATTGAAATATGGAATTATTTCATTAAATTGAATATTTTGAGATGCCTTACAACCGTTACCACCTAGTGAACTCTCACTGTTAAAGTTCAACATTGTAGTTCCACTATTTTTACCTGAAGGTCTCTCAAATTCCAAATGATATGTATCAATATCCCTATTACCAACTAAAATCTGATTAGTTGGCATATTATGTTTTCTATTGATTCTTGTTAATGAAACTCCATTTAATTCGTATTTACGAATCAAATCTCCAACTGAATGATTTCTAACAATTGATTCATTTTCACCACGAGCAACAATAGTTAAAGAACCAACATTAACAGCATTATATGAAATAATTTCGTCATTAATTATAACATAACCAGGATTTGTTCCACTAACAGCAGATCCCTCAAAAGTTGTAAATGATGCAGTATTCGCAACTGAAACATTTGTATTTGTAGAAATAATCGCAGCATTAATGGTAGTAGATGTAGTATTTGGTTCAATATCACTCAAATTAACTACATTACTATTGGAGTGCATTCCATGATTGTAATGTGATACTTCAAAAACATTTCCAGAGAATAGTTGATCGGGAACTGTAGTTGCTCCTCTAACCACTGTTCCTGCCATAGAAACATTAGTGTTCCCACTAAGATATGAAATAGTATCTCCAGTATCGAATGTTTCACCTTCAACATTTGTGATGTATAGTGTGTCAATATTTGGAACCGATGTAACGGAGATCAACGCACCATTTCCAGTTCCTGCAACAGAACTAGTTGTAACTCCAAGTAAATCACCTTGCCTATAACCATTTCCAGTTGATGCCAAGGAGACGCTATTTACACCATTACCAACAACTGTAATATCTGCCGTTGCACCAGAACCACTACCTGAAATAGTATACAATGGAACATTACTGAAAGTTCCATTTGAATAACCCACACCAACATTGGATGTAGTAACTACACCAATATTTCCACCTACAAATTCAATAATACCTGTATTGTCTCCTTCAGAAACTTTAACACCAGGAACTAAAATACTACCAAGTGCTGCAGAAGTTGTCATTCCAACATTTAATTTGCGTGGCAATGTTTTAATTGGATTATCAACTAAAGATGGTATATTAGAATCTGCTGATGTAAATGTGCTACCAACAGAAAGTTTTGGATTGCAGAAATAAGCAATACCAGTTTGGGAAGTAAATTGTGCCTTATAAAGTTTAAATTTCAAATCTTCAGAAATTACTGGCGACCAAACAGAACCATTTTGTGGTTTGAATAGATTACCACCAGTATATTGGTTTGAATAAATTATCTGATCAGCTGCAGGATAATTTTGTGTTGCTACAGTTGGTTGATTCGTTTCACCAACCCAAACTTCATAATCATCAGAAGTTGGGCATGATAGTGTTAATGAGTACTGTCTATTTGGTTGCAAATATAGTGGTGATGGTAAATCTACAAGAGTTTCGGTGGATCCATCCGTAGATACTGTTATATCTGATGGTAATAATCCAACTCTAGCAAAATTTTGAACCACTTTATTTTTTGGTGTTCCACCAATATCAGTTTCTCTTATCTCTAAGAAAATCTTTTCGGTTGTGTCTTTTACTTTAAAGAAAAGACCTATTCTGGTTAAGAAACCACCAACATTATCAGTTCTAAATGTTTGAGATAGAGGATCTCTTCTTACAGCATTTTCTGGAAGTGCTGCAGGAGGTTTTCTAATTGAAACACTCTCGGTATAAACCGAGGGGTCAACAACTCCATTATCATGGAATGTTTCTTGTGTAAATCTAACTGAAGAAGCAGATGAGTTGGTAGAACTACTAGTCAGTTTAAGGGTTTTTGACCCAGATTTAAATGATACTGAAGGTGCTGGATTTGTGTGTGGATTTCTAATGAATAAACATCCATTCAAATCGCCAACAACATCAGTCGTTAATGATTGTGCAGAAACAGTTGCTTGAGCAGAACTAGTTTCTCCCACTAAAGTCATATTATTGGAAACATATCCATAAAATCTACCATCTCCATCATCTGCAAGTGACATAATATCAATACAGATTAATGGAGCAGATGATGAATATACTGTTGCAATATCTAATGTTGGTGAATATGGATTTTTAGTATATACTTCCGATGGATTCAAATATGGACCTGATTTATGATTTGCATTTGCTAATCTAAACGCGGTTACCTTTTTCCCACCTTCATACCCATAAACAATTTCTCCAGCTTGGAATGAACCACTGGACATTGATACTTGTAACAGTTTTGGAATTGTATCAATGTTTGAACTTCCACCAAAGAATGAATAATAATTTGTTGATGGTTGTAAACCAGAAGCTTCAAATGCAATATTTCTAGATCTTAATTTTCTACTAGTTTCTGAACTAGTTATTAAGTTATTAATATATGAACCAGTCCAATTACTTTGTGTTCTTAAAATCCTACCTGCTTGAACATTAAGAGTTCTTGCCCAAGTATCGGATGAAGGTGTTAATTTTACAACACCATTATAGTTTTCAACACCAAAAGGATTAACCTTTTGTGATTTGGTTGCAAATGATTGTTGAATATCAGACCAAACAACTGATGAATAGTTTAAGGTAACTAGATCACCTGTTTTTTTGATATTTGGATCATTTAAAGTAAAATCTGATGAAAAATCTAGTATACTGGTATCTGCAGTTGTTGCTGGTGAGATTCTAGATTTTAATGAACTAAACACTAAATCAGATCTCAATTCGCTCTTTTGAGTATCAATTGTAGAATTTGCATCTGGATCGTTGGTATTAATAAAACTAGTTCCTCTGAAATTATCAACAAAGAAACCAGATTTAAACCTATCAATACCATCAATATCTCTGACTTGAAGAGTTTTTGTATTTAATTCAAGTAAAGTTAATGATGTTAATTCCTCTACATTTTCAATACGATCTTCGAGTTCACGAAGATTTTGCATAGTATATCTCTTATTATTTGAAAGAGTAATTTTTACATCGTCTGGATTATAAAGATATGCTGGTAATTGAATTGTCGCCAAATCCATCGATTCATCAATAGAAGTTGGTTCTACTGGATTCAATGATCCAACACCTTTAATTAATGAAATATTTCCATCTCTTGTGAGACAAATTTTATCAATTCTTGGTAAGTAATATGAGTAACCTACAAGTGATGTTTCATTTGGTGCAATAACAAATTCACTATTGGATGTAAGTGTGGAGAAGTTTCTACTAGAAAATACAAATGGTGAAGAAGTAGTTGAAGTAAATGGTGCAACTCTTGGTCTAAAATCTAAGATATCGGAAGATCTTACATTGCCAGCAAGAATTGGAATATCTTTTTCGTATCTTTGACCATCATAACTACCTACCGTATAAACATCTCCAGAATCACTAGTAGGAACTTTATAGCAATCATAGATTACTAACAATCTTTTAGATGGAATGTAAAAATCAGATTTTCTTACAATTCTAGAATAATCATAATATTGTTGCTTTTGTCCTTTATCTAAAGTATAATCATTTGTCTTATCTGTATATGAACCGTTAGTAATAGTAAGAATAGAAGTTCTTATGTTAGATTCTTCAAAAACGACCGATTCATTTGGAGAGAATCTATTTGCATTCAAATAAACAAATTCAACCTGTGTTGAAGATGATCTGGTAACAATTTGTCCAACAGCACCACTACCTTGACCTATAATTTTTTCACCCAATATTGATGCTGTATCGAGACTTAAACCAGATCCGAAGGATAAACTATCTAAAACTACACTACCATCATCAATTGATTCATAAACAGCAATAACTTTATTAACATCAGGAACATTTAAAGAAATTTCCTTATCCTCTACACGAAGACCGTAAAAATTATTCTGTGTTAATCCAGAACTTACTGTAAGAACACTACTTGCACTTCTCGCAACTTCTAATTTTTCACTTCTAATATAATTTTTCTTCTTAGAAATGACCGCATTTTTCTTGGCAGTAACATTTACAAAAATATTACTTTGATTAGCGATTAATCCACTCAGAGTGACACTTTCACCATCAGAAGAAACTACTACCTGATCTGATGAAAGATCTGCAGATATACCATTATCATAGATAACCGAATATCGATCTAATGCATATGGCATAAAGAAAGAACTAGTAATGCCAATATCAGTACGATTAAGTGTTATGGAACCATTATTATCTGATGCTTGCGATGTAGCTTGTTTTCTTACTATGAAATTAGATCCACTAAGAGATACATTAGAAACATTTTCAGCGTTTAATTTAGTATATAACTTTGCTCTATCAGAATCAGCAATATCGGGAGTTAGAACTTTGAAATTATAATTACCACTCACAATAGCACTTGCAGAAATTCCAGTAACATTGTGTGTTGTTGCTAAGGTTACTGTTAAACCATTAGTTGCAATACCAACAATTCTATTAATATTAGGTACTGTATTACCCACAACAGAATATTTAACTAAAGAATCTGTTTTAACACCTACAAAATTTCTACCCAGACAAGTTGCAATTCCAGTTGTTGAGTCAACTGTCAATACATCATTAATACTAAAATTTGGTAAAACATTCTCTCTTAAAACAGAGTCACCATGGAATGCTGTTTGAAGATTGGTATTTGTAGTTGTTTGGAAAACTGATTTGATATCTTGAATTCCAAATACCTTTACTCTTACAACAGATCTACTTAAAGTTGAGTTCCCATTTAAAATTACTTGCTCACCCTGAACAAAAGTTCCAGATGTTTGCTCTAATGTAAATTCTGAACCAGAACGAGTAACGACAAATCCAGTTGCACCACTATTAACACCTTTTACATGCCCACCAACAGGAAGTTGACTTACTGTTGCACCCGAACTTAATGTGAGAATTGTATATGTTTGTATATCCCAAAGATATAGATCCCAAACATTCTCAGTATCGGTGTCATCTGCATCAGCAAGATCAAATGAATATGCTCTTGCAGTTCCCACCTTCAATCCAGTTCCAGCATTTGCTGTTGCTGGATTTCTTCTTCGATTGAATAACTGAATAACATGGTTATTATCAAGGTTAAGACCTAATGCTGGTGTTCCAGAAACATTGTTTAACCTTATTCTATTACCCATTTCAAATGGTACAGATGCCGATGAGACATTTCTTGTAGTTCTGGGTTTAGCAACATCTAAAATAGTTGTGGACGTTTTTTCAATATCAAATCCACGAACATATGCTTTTCCTGGAGAAACTTTTACTGCTAAAAGATCTTCTGATGGATTGTTGCCTTGTTCTGTAATTTGATTTGAAAAGAATACTCCATCGGAACCCAACCTATCATTTAATGAGTTTTCAACTTCAACATTAAAGGAATCTACCGCATAATTACCAGATTCTTCAAAAGTTCTTTTAGCTAGATATTCTTTAATTTCTGAGTATTGATTAGTATCTTGAATTTTTTTAACTACACCGTTAGATACTCTTAAGATCTCTACGAAATCTTTATCATCCGTATCAGTTAATCTTTTTTTAGTTAAATTTGTTGAAATTCTCAACCTATCTGCACCTGGTGCAGCATAATTTGAAAACCCTCTAGCATTATCATATAAAGAATCGTCTTCCTGTGCATCAATTATCGATTCTGTAATTGATAGACCAACTCTATACGATGGAGTATTTGAATACTGATCGAGGATAATAGTATCTTCTGCAACATTGACAAAATGTCCCCTAATATAATAAACACCATTAGAGATAGAGACTGCGGATCCGGTAAAGGTTGCCTCCGAATTGATTAATGTTGCAAATGTATCCCCACCAGAAATTGTAGTGTTCCCATAAGTAACACTATCTAAAGTAATTAGAGTTTCGGAATCACTAAACTGAGAAATATTAAAGGCAGAATCTGCAGTAATATATTTTACATATAATGTATAATCTTCAGTTTCTGATTCTGTATTTTTTAAAACTTTTTGAACAACACCAGTAATTTGTGATGTTTGTCCTTTAATTCTTTTACCAACCAACTGGTCAAGATATAATCCAACACTAAGACCAACATGCGTTGGGTTTATTTTTACTGCATAGTATGTTGAATTATATGATATATTTCCTGGAATTACAATGGAACCATCTTTAAAGATATGATTTCCAAAAGATTTAACCTGGTTTTGTAACATTGACTGCAAAGCAGTCAGTTCTCTAGATTGAACTGGAAATCCTGGTTTAAAAAGAACCCTATAGTAATTACTATTGGGATCAAAATCATCATAATATGGAGAAACATTTAAGTTTGTTTTTTGTGACATTTTAGAATTCCAGTACTATTTTGATATCTTCTTTTTGTCTTGGGTTTCTTGAGACACGAGGTCTATTATCAAGATAGATAATTTGCCCCGATCCTTTATTTATCTCAGGAAGAGAAATGCCATTTGTAAATTGAGTTGCTAGATTTACATTTTTAGTAGACGTAATTGCTGTTGTAATTCCAGTAAAGTTTTGATCAATAGTTCCACTAAAACTATTTTCTGAGGTTACAGTTCCACCATCTTTAGTAAAGTCAACTTTTGTTGCTTCAGATATAATAGTTTTGGAATCTTTCTGATCATAAGATCCTGTATTAAAATACAAACTTCTATCTTGGAAATACTTTATAACTTGAGTTTCAGTGTCATAAGAAGCAAGATAACCAGTTGCTGTTCCCACACCAGTAACAGTTTGAAATAGTCTATTTCCTGGAATTGCATCTTCTGGATTAGAAACAGATGTTAGTTTAAATCCACCTAAATTTGAGAATTGACTCTCTTGAAAGATGGAAGATGCTGTTCCTATTCTACTTGGATTCTTTACGATTCCAATTTGTGCAAATCTGGTATCAAGAGGAAAATCTTTAGTTGATGAATCAAAACGAGCATAAACTAAAACACGATCTGTTCCCAACTCTTCATATACATTATATCCATGTCCTCTTGATGGAGGAATGATTGGAATTAGGTGTGCAAATCCAGTAGCACCGGAGTTAATCGTTGATAAATCAACTCTTCCATACGTATATCCATTTCCACCAGCAGAAACAGTTGCTGAAGTAATTTTACCGCCAACAACATTTACAACTGCCTTTCCACCAACACCATCACCAAGAATATCTAACTCCGCATCAGTGGTATTGTATCCAGAACCTTCATTTTCTACATAGATCTTTTTAATCTGATTTTCATTAATTGTGGAATCACCATTGTCTCTTACAGATACAATTTGTTGATCTGTTGTTGTTTCCCAATCGCTAGGAACTGGAATATATTCAATAGAGTCAAACTTAATAATATCTGCTGGAGATACGGTAAACAAATATTTCCAGACATATCCATCACCACTTTCTCCTGCTCTTGATGGTTCTAAATCAACAAAAGTTGGTTCATCCTGTGAAAAATTACCAGTTGTATTTGTTGCAGAAGATCCATTGTCAATGCAAATATAAACACGAAAATCACTATTAATTACATAGTAATTTGCATCATATAATCTAGCAGAATTTGTTTGCGGAGATGGATTATCTAATCCATAATCATGCCTATACATCTCATAGACAGTTCCTTGCTTCCAATCAACCCTCCTAACCAATCTTCTAATATCATTTTTGGTAATTCTCTTACCAAAAATCATAGTATCTTTCACATGACTTAGGTAGTTTTTATTATCTACAGGAGATGGTGTATTAGTATCCCAAGTTGTAGATCTTCCAAATCCAACATTTGCCGAAGGATTTACAAGACTCAAAAAAACGTAGTAAGAATTATTTGGATCACTAACGGAATCCACAAAATTCTCGGCGTTTAAAATTCTAAATTGATCTGTGACAATCGCAGCCATATCGCTAGCTTTTTTCTATATTTATAAATGATTAACCAAGATCTTTTCTCAGAGATCCATTATCTCTAAGACCAAAGTCTCTTCTTTGGATAGTTGGGTATGTAGTTAATCCAGAATTAACAGTTAAACCAGAAACACCAACACCTATTGCATTCGTTCCTCGTTTAAATCCAGCAAGTCTACCCCAAGAGAATGATCCACATGGGTTTGATCTAGATCCCTCCGTAGATCCTATAGTAACAATGTTAGTTGTTGATAGGATATTCGCAGTTATAACACCAGTTAAGTTTTGAACGTGGAAAGAATGCACATAGTATATATTATCAGCAAATGTGGTTCCGATACCAACAATTGCATTATCATCACCATCAATTGATGTTATTCCGTTTCCAACTGTAGTATTTGAAACTATAATTGGATATCCCGTCTGTAATGTATCAATATCTGTTCCTGCATCAAACAGAAGATCAAATTTAACTGCAAGCGAATTACCACCAGTTCCAACACTAGTTGTAATACCAGTGACAATTCCACTATATCCAGAAACAAACTTAATGCCAGTAATTAATTCTTCAGTTACAGATGGTAATGCTGTGATTAAAGATGGAGTTGCTGTGGATGTATATCCAGATCCAGGATTGGTTATTGAAATGGAACTAATTGTTCCTGCTGCAGAAACTACAGTGTTCGCAGTAGCACGAACCTGGTCTTGATATAAACCAAAGTCAAATGTTCTTGTAAGTTCTTTGGTATTTGCAACAGATTTATTAAGTTCAACAGATTCAGTGCCAATTCCAATAACTGTAAAAGTTTTATCAACAATCTCTACAGATCCATTAAATATTCTATCTAAAGAATGACCAATTCGAATTGATGCTGTGCTGATACCTGTTATGAGTGTAGAACCAATTCCAACTGTTCCAACTACATTTTCAATCTCTGGTTTGAAAATATCAGTTCCAATACCACCAATTGGCGATGCAACAATAACTGTAACAGTTGACCCAGAATCATATCCACTACCACCTTCAATAACGTCGATAGAAGAAATTGTTCCTGCAGCAGATACAACCGCTGTTAATGCACAAGAAACACGGTTTTGATTGCCTGGTATAAGTAATCCAGAAACTTGAGGGATATCTATAGATGATTCATTTTCCTCGTAGTTGAATAATTGAGCAGCATCAACAAATATTTCAGTATCTTGAGAACCAAAATCTTTAATTACTTTAGCAGTTGGGAAAACCATGCCCTCAATAGAATCTCTAGTTTTTGGTTGAGCATTATCACTGATAAACAAATCTCTCTTTTGCTTACTCCAATCGATTGGTTTGAAGTTATTTTCATCAATACCATCACCAAGATAAATTCCAGTTTCTATTGTGTCTGCAGATACAATAGCAGAAACAACTCTACTATCCTGAGAAATAGTTCCACTTATAGCATCATTTTTTAATACTCGAACTTCATCACCAGGTTTGATTGTTTCATTAACATCAACTTCAATACTATCTTGATTTCTAGTTCCTCTATAGAAGAACACATCTATTTCATCTTCAAACTTGGGTGCTTCAATAAATTCAAATGTTGTTCCTCCTTCAAAAGTATATGATTTTCCTGGTTCTTGCATAACACCATTGACATAAATTAGCAAGATCGAATCAAAATCAATAAGTGATGATGTTACATCTGAATTATTCTTCTCAAAACTCAATAATTGTTGATTCTTGAATAGTGGGAATCTAGTTCTAATGCCATTTTGTCTTGTTTTATTACTATCAATATAATCAAATTCACCTAATTGCCAAGATCCAAATGAATCATTAAACACTTCAGTTACTGTAAATTCCAACTCACTAATTGGTGATGATAATCCAGCAGCTGTAACTAATCCAACGGGTCTAAACACATCACCCTTTCTAAAGGAATAACCAGGATTAGATATCTCGTATCTTTGAATTTCAAAGTATGAAGTTCCAACACCAACAGATGATGGACCCATCTCAAGTGTCATTGATAAACCAATACCAGTTGCTGTTGTTGTGCCAATACCAAGTCTTGATATTCCTATTACTGATAGATTTTCATATGAAGGACTATCAACAGTTACGAGTGGATTAACATATCCACTGCCACCATCAACAATATTAAATGCTAGGGTTCCACCAGCACCCACAGTCGCCGTAATATTTGCATCCTTTCCTGCTCCCCCACCAGGTCCAATATTAACTGTGATTGTATTTGAGGTAACAGCGGTAATTGCTGTTTGAATACCTGCAACAGGATCCGTTGATCTTGGATATGGATGTTCTGTCTTGTAACCATCTTTAGAGCAGGTGAATACAAGAGATCCCGTATCAATACCAACAGTATTTGATACAGTCAATCCATGATTTGGAATTGTTAATACTAGAACACCTGATTCTGAAGTATATCTTGCGTTTGTTGCTGTATGATCAGTATTTGTATCATCTGTAATTGAATTAATTCCAGCACTAACAAATTTGTGTTCATATGCCAGATCTGTAATTGCAACACCAACTGTTCCTCTATATCCAGATCCAAATGTTAACTGTGGATAGTATTCGCGAACAGTTCCGCCAGTTTCATATGTATGTGGAATTGTACTAGTTCCAACATTAACTTCGAATGTCTTGGCAGAAGAAATACCTGAAATTGGATATTCAAATCCTTGTGTTCCATCGGGGAATATTGTTGTAGTTACACCAGCATGTGGTGCAGCACAAGAGAATTCTAATCCTAAGAGTGATACAAATCCACCAGATCCACATAGATTGTGTGGTGAGGCAGTTGTAATCTCAAGAACACCAGTTGATTCATTATAGCGAGAAGTGCTAATGTTAATTTGAGTGGAACTGAAGGTTGAAACGCCAAGTAATCCAGAAATTGATTTTCCAGCACCAATAGTTGGTTTTACTTTAGCACCAACAGGTAATGCATATCCAAGTCCACCAGTAGATGCCACAGAAATTACGATACCACCTCTTGGAATTTGATTCTGATTGACATCCTTTTCAGAAATAATAATATTACTTGTATTATTCTGTGTGATTCCAGTAAATGTAACACTAGAAATTCCAGTTGCTAAATCAGAACCAAAGGAATAGTTATTACCAGAATTATTTGGAGTATCTGGTGTTTGGAAGATATCATTGATGAATACTAAATTACTTCCTGCTTCTAGACCTAAAGTATTTTCACCCTCTTTCTGTATTGTAAATGTTCTACCAATACCATTAAAACTTAGAGAGATATCATCATATATCACATTTCCAGTATAATTTTGCCTTAAATAAACTCTACCATTGAAAGTTGATTTAGGAAGTGATAATGCACTCGCATTTAATCTATCATTATTGCCTTTACCATCAGGTGCTTGAGTAAAGTGAATCTTATTACCAACAATGTTATATGCACCTTTAAATATCCTTGCCTCAGAACCATCAGTATGAGTGGTTGCAGAGGTTCCAACAAACCCTCTTGATACATTGATTAGTGGAACTGTTCCAATACCACTAATTGGACCTGCTGTTGTAGTTCCAAGTCCTACGTTTTGAATTTCTAAGAATTCATTATCTAGTTTGAGGATATCTCTTGGTTTGATTGACGATATTCCAGATAGTGATAAGAATGAAACTGCAGCTCCAATATTACCACCACCATTATTTTCCAAATTAAATGATAGTGGAGTATATGCTAGTGGATACTGTGTTACGCCGTCAATCGTAATTAATGCCTTTTCAAGTTTCTTCTTCATCTCTAACTTGTGGCGGTTTCCAGATCCACTGTCAGTAAAAGTAAATCCAATTCCGCTACCACCAGCAGTTCCTGATAACTTGAAAGTATCTTTTGTAAGTCTAATTGCATAGACTCTTGATGGCATAATATCTGTAGTAATACCTGTTGAGAAAGTTTCTCTAATTGTCGATGCTGTAGAAACATTCGACATAGTTACTGACCAATTTGCATTATCAACATAGTAACTTCTATCATCACCACCAACAATTGTTACAGATGATGTTATAGAATTAATGCCGATAGCAATAACACTTCCTAATGCAGTATTATCTCCAGAGAAAATACCTGATCCAACTTCTATAATAGAAGTGTTAGCAATACCAGTAATTACTGATGCACCCGCACTTACAACATCTCCTTGGAAATATGAATTGAAAGTTTGAATACCAGTAATTGTTGTATTTGCTGCAATACCATCACCAAATAGTAAAGCACCAGATATCAAACCAGTTGAGTTTGCGATACCTGTAATTGTAGAAAAACCAGTTTCTGGGATATCACCAGTAAATAAAGTTCCGTTTACAATAGTAGTTCCAATACCAACAGGTGTTGCTGCAATTCCAATTAGAGTTGATGCAGGAGTATAGATCAATTCCTCACCAGTTTCAAAGAAGTGATCATTAATACTGAACACACCAGTTGATTTGTTTAATGTTGTGGTATTTCCTGGATCAAAAGTTTTTTCATAAATTGGAATCGACTTGTAATTTAGATCAAAATCAGTTTTATCCTTACCAAATAGATTAATAGATCCGTAGAAAGAATTTTCTATCTTTTCAATTACAGACCCTACTTGGAAGTTTGGTGGAATATTAAATTCATCAATATCGGTATAGATGTGTTGATTGAATGATTGTAACGTTACAGTATCACTTGCAAATTCTGCATCTGGGTGGAATTTAACAATAACATTACTTCCATCCATTTCGGATGAGAATGTTCCAATGCCATTGGAAGTATTTACATTAATGAATGGTGATGCTTGAATAGATGTTCTCGTTTGGTCTGCAATAACCATTAAGTTTTGAATTGCTGTAGTTTCACCAACACCAATTTTTATAATTGATTTTTGACTAAACTGAATAACACTATCAAATTCAAATACAGTAGCAATACCAACTGTTTCTTTTAACTGGGAATCAAACTTTGCTGTTCTTTCTGTTCCTGGAATTTGCCCAGAAACCAAGTAACGATGCGTTCCAACACCAGCAGCAGTAGTTCCTATACCAACTGTTCTTGTTTTAACAACTAAATTGTTATTAGTATCATTTTCAAATTGTAATCTGATAACACCACCAGAAACATTTAATCCAAATGTACCAATATTTGCTCCAGAGAATGAACTGGATGGTAAAGTATCATAATAGAACTCAGATATATGATTATCTTGTCCGTCATGATGAGCAACTACTTCAAAGTAGTTCATTCTATTAGTATCAGTATTCAGAACTTGTGCAAAAGTATATGTTGTATCAAACTTATCTGATAACGCTTCAAATACATCTGTTGTAAATCCAACTAAACCACTATTATCAGCTGGTCCTAAAACATTAGTTCTTCCATCTATTCTAGCAAATCCAAATTCAGTAAATCCTGAACCAACATTTGCTGGTGTAAACGATTCTCTATAAACTTTAAGATTGTAATTAAAATTATTTGGATCTACAGGATCAAATCTTAAAGTTGGATCTCCACTAGCAGCAAAATCACCTGAGAAATCACCAAGTTTTGTATCAGTGAACAAATCGGTTTTATTTAATGTATATGTGTTGTCGTAATCATTTAGTATGATGACTTCACTAAGTTGAGAACTTGTTTTATCCTCATCAGTAACTTGAACTAAGAATTTAGAATAAAAATCAGTAATTGGGTATTCAACTGCTTCTACAAAAGGATCTTGATTAAATTCTGCACTAGAGAATCTATTACTAATATCATCAATTTGAAGAACTCTATTTGTTCTACATTCAATAAAATCAGCAAGTCTTCTATTTTTAAATATTAGAAATCTGGAGGAATTGCTAGTTGCCTCATAATCTTGAGTAAAATCAAATTTGTTTATAGTATCAACTCTTCTTTCTCCAATGAAATCAAGAACAGTAGAAACGAAAGAATCAGTTATACCAATGGAAACAGAAGATTTCGATTCAATTTGAGTATCAGAAAAATTCAACATTCCAGTTGGGTGAACATGTCGTGAAACTTGTTCTTGAATTGTTAAAAATTCTTTTGGACTTTTAATGGTATATGAAAGATTTTGATAGTAATTATTATCAGGAGTAACCTGCAAAGTATCACTTAATCTACCAACGTTATTTTTCCAACCAAAATTCTTCTTACTTGAGTAATCAACAGCAAATCTACCTTTGTAATCTTTGATGGATTGAATAGAACCAAAAATACCAGAATTAATTCCTTTAAGAACATCTCCAGGTTTTATCTTATAGTTACCATCAACTTTTATTAGATCTTGTTCAACAACTGTAGTCACTAAATCTGTTTCAATACCATTAACAACTAAATTCTCACCAAGGAAGAATAAACCAGGAATGATATTTAATTTAAATACGGGTAAATTTTGCTTTTTAATAACTGAAGTGAAACTTGTTTGTATTGTTACCGGAACTCCCGCATCCGATGTAATGTCACCTATATTGTATTTTAAAATTGCTGGATTTGAATTTGTATATTCGGTAACTTTAAAGAACTGATATCCATTATCTTCCGAATTAAATCCACTACCAGAAGATGTTACATTACCTAAGGTATCAGTTTGTGTTTGTTTTTCCAATCCTTCAATAAAAACTTCATCACCAACTACAAACGGTGCAGTTGCAAATCCATCAATAGGTGGAGTGCTCAGTTCCAGTTCAACAATTCCACCACTATAACTCAAAATTCTTTCTACTTGAATACCATTACTGTTTAAAACTGGGAATATTTTATGTTCAACAGCATCCAATCCATTTGGTTCTGAAATTACATCAACGCCAACGATTGTATTTCCGGTAAAATCAGTTTCTAAAGCATATGATGAAGGATCAACTGCCTCTCTGGTATACATGTTGACAACAACAAGATTTGGAGCAGAAAGATAGTTTTTACCTCCATCCAGAACATTAACTGATTTTATAATATTTGTTCCAGTGAGTGTAATTAATTTTGATATATTTGCTTCTGGTCTTAAAGTTTTATCAGATGAATATTCAAAACCTTCATTAACAATTCTAAAATTATTTAATTTGCCAATAGATTCTGTTTTTGCTCTAATAATTGCATTAGTTCCAAAACTAGTTGAAGTTCCAGTAGAAAGACCAGAAATTATTGGTAATCTAGAATAATTTGATCCTTTGGAGATATTGTTAATACCTGCAATAGGTCCAGATGCAGTTTTTGAATTTGTTGTATAAGAAAATTCAGCGGTATTTAATGAAGTATAGGAATTACTTTCTGGAAGTTTGGTTGGGGATATATTAAAAGTAGTTGACCCTACACCAAATACCTTATATGAATCATTATAGTTACTATCAACATATACAATTTCAGAATAGTCTACAACATCAATATCGGGATCTACAGAGATTCCATTCTTTTCAAAAGAATAATATAGTTTAGTTGGAAGACTATCATTATAGGTAATAGTATATGTGGAGGTTATACCACTTACAGATGATTCAACAACAGAGAATACTGAAGTTGTTCCAGTGGAAACAAACTCATTACTTAAACCTCTGTCATAGAAGAATTTGAATTCATAATCAACTAATGAAGAATCTTCAACATTAAATACAATATTATTATTTTTAAATACTTTAATTTGAGGATTTAATAGACTAATTTCCTGATCCGATCCACCAGTGCTTCCAATACTTACTAAAACTGGTGGTGATGAGGTGGTATCATTATATGTTTTTGCTAAGTTAAAATTATCATCATCAATTCTGACCACATAATATCCACCTGTTTCTAAACCACTAGCAACTTCGATGGGTGAATCATAAAATATTTTTTGTCCTGTATTATATCCATGATTTTCTAAATTAATAGAATCAGTGGTAGGATTAACTTTATCCGAACCAAATCCAACACTATTAACTAAAACTGTTTTAAATGTAGAATTATATTTTACATCTACTGAGGATAGAGTTCCAATTCCAGTAGATTGATTTGGTTTTACTACAAGATCAATAACATCTCCATTTGATAAGTTATGTACGGTTGAAATCGATACTTGTGTTTTTATTTTTTGAACATTCGCAGTTATTTCATTAAATTTAGTTGTGAATGCATATTCAAAACTATTATTGGTATTTACATTTGTTGCTGTAAAGAATAAACCGTTTGTGGATGTTGTCAATCCAACCTCAGTTACAATACCAATGAAATCTTTTCCTTTGTTTATGACATAAACAGTTTGATTTGCTATTGGGAATGTAAGATCAGATGGAGTATTTCTAGCATTTATGCCAACAAAACCAGTAGGAACACTTAAATCAACTGCTTGATTATTTTTGAACGGATGATTTGGTAAGAAAATTGATTGTGTAGGAACTGAAACATTTTTAAGAGTATTTCCTACATGATATCCGATAGAATAATCTGTTCCAGTTTGCAATCCAACACCGACTGATTCAAATGGATTGAAGTAAACACTACTATTTTTTGTAGATTGAACATCTTCTTCAACACTTATTGGTATAATAAAATGATCGTTCTTTACAGTTACTAAGTCTGAATACGTGTGAGACATTCCAATTGAACCTCTCTTAACACGTAATATATTTTCATCACTGAAAACATTTAAAACGCTCAGTGTTTCTGTTGAAATACCAATAGATGATCCCGAACCAATTATTGATGGTATAGAAGCAACATATATGTCTGTTGTTACTCCTGTATTTGCTGTTATAAAATCAGTTAATCTCGTTGAGAATGAACTAACTCCAATTGTATGGGATCCTGTTAATTTATCAACGAACGTTGAAATTCCAGAAATTTGAACAATATCACCATCTAAAAGATTATGGGTATCATTTGTATAGATTTTAACAGTTTCTGAATCTTTCTTCTCTATTATCGAATTTTCATACTTTAAGTACTCTGTAGATAGATTATCAATTTTTCTACCAAAAACTTTAGATACCTCTGCAGCTGCACCACCGCCACCAGTTCCACTATTATTATAAACTAAAGAATTTCCAACTCTATAATTATCACCTGAATTTATAATCTCAAATGAATCAATTGATCCTTTTGATGCGGATTCTACGATTGTTGTCTGATCAACTGGGGAATTTGATTCAAATAGGAAGTCACTTCCAGAATGTGGTTTTGCAGTTCTATATGGGAAAGTATTTCTAACTAATGTAGATTTATTAAAATCAAATGTTTGATCAAGAGATTCACTTGCAACTTGAGATCTATAAGTATCACCAACAAAATATGGGAATGCTGGATCTAACTTACCAGTACTGGCATTTGTAGATACACCAACAAAGTATGCATAAACACCATTTGGAAATTCTGGGGTTTTTGAATATCTACCATTATGAATATCCAAATCACCACTATCATCAAATTTAAAGTCTTCGATAAAATATCCACTTTCGAATACATTTAAATCTGGACGATTTTTAACACTAGAAGGTGATTCAATATATCCAGATACCAAACGTCTCGTTACTGAGTTATCATCATTAGGATCAGAGAATGCATATGGTCCATAAATTGGATTTCCATCATTTGCCCATCCTATAACTTTAGAATGCTCATCTTCAGTATTGGAATCTAAGAAAGATGTTCCATCCCTATCAGTCGAATATCCAACAACACCATACGACAAATCATCTTCATAATTTACAAGTAATTCATCTGAGAATCTCTTCAAATTATTAACACGAAGATGTCTAACATTTGATTCTAATACAACATTTCTACCAGGTGGTTTGACGTTGATAGTTGTATTAGTATCCTTATATCCAGTTCCTTTATTAATAATAATTATATCTTCAATTCTACCATTTTCAACAACTGCTCTAAGTTTTGCACCAACACCATCTCCATTGATTTCTAAATCTGGAGCAGCATCATAAAACTTACCTTTATTTTGAACTTCAACTGCAATTATATGACCCCTCTTTACAATTGCTTTTAGTTGAGCACCTAAACCAGTTTTTGTAACAACTTTAGGATTTCTATGGAAATTTAGAATGTTAGATCCATAATCGGATCCTTCCTCATAAACATAAACGTCAACAATTTCACCTCTAACTAAAGGAGTTGTAAAGATTGTGTTTGCAGCACCACTAGTTCCAGGTGCATATTCAGCATTAATGTTTACAACAATTGGAGGATATGAAAATATTTGATACCCTTCACCAGAAGTAGAACCAAAACTTACATAATTTTTTCTTTCATAATTTGTTCTTGCACCACCAACTGCTGTTGCAACTTGGAATTGAGAATCATTTATTTTTAATATTCTGTATTGTGTTGAACTAGAAAGACCAGAAACGGAACTAGTTTCAAAATTATAATCAACTAAATCACCATCATTAAAACCATGATTTTTAAACTCAATAATATTTGTAATCGTAGAGATACCAACTGGTAAAACTCTCAGTTTTCTATTTTTATATCCAGAACCTGGATTTATAACTTTAATCTCAGAAACAACTGTTTGCTCATCATATGTTCTGAATATATGAATACCACCTGTGTTTACTGTGGTAAAACCAACAGTATTAATTCCAGAATTATAGTCACTAAGATTTTTAAACAAGTAAACAGATCTTGTATTAATAATCTTTGGATAGTATATACCACCACTTACAAGATAATCATTTTGATCTAGGTTAGATCCGTCAAAAGATCCAATACCAAGAACTGAATTGCCATTAGGATTATAAACGATCCTTTGTCCATCAACTAGATTGTGAAACTTTTCAAATGTTAATGTATCGTTTACAACATCAATACCACCTGTAGCGGCAAGACCAACTCTAGATCCATTGAATGGTATATCCCTAAACTGTTTAGATACAACTGATTCTAAGAGAGCTCCAGTGCCATTACCACCTTCTAATGTTGTTGATAAAACACGATTAATACTGAAGTCTTGTGGATCAACAATAATCTCTTTTACAGATCCATCAACTACTACTTGTGCTTTTGCAGTAGTTCCTGATGAAATAACAGGATCAGATACCACAATCTGTGGTGGATTTATGACGTCATAATTTGATCCACCATTCAATACTTTAATATTTTCTAGAGGTCCATAGTAAACTCTATCATCAGACTTATAATTTTGTATTTCAACACCATTAATTAACAGACCAACTGGTCCTGCTTCTGTTTCTGTATTCGTTCCAGACTGTATATTTGGAACTAGTGGTAATTTAATTAGGGATTTTTTGGCTTTTAAATTTCTATTATGATGACTTTTTAACGTAAATGTGTGATCAGTACTAGTATCAAAAGAAGTATCTTGCAATCCAACATGCTGATCAGTGCCAATAAACGATCTTGCAAGGAACAATCTAATTCTATTAGTTTTAACTGGATTAGTATCCCTTATAACTTCAACATAGTATGTCCTACCATCTTCCAATCCAACAATATTATCACCATCGGTTTCATAAATTATCTCATCACCCGTTATGAAGGGAACATCATTAGTAAATGATAATATTGAATACTTTCCTGTAGTTGGAACAAACCCTTGATATATGTTGTTTAGATTTGATGAAGATGTTATAGTAATTGTTGCATTTGAAATATCTTTTGTTATATCATAATTTGGAAGAGAGTTTGATGCAACATATAGATTTGCATCCTTTTCATTATAAGTATTTTGAACATTAGATAAGATTGTGGTTGATTCTAACTGAACACCAGAAGAAGATGCATAATCAAATTTCTTACGTATACTTAAATCTTGATTAGAAGAAACTGTTATATTTTGATTTATCTTTACTTCTTTTCCAGAAACAGAATTTACTACAGCATCTGAAACTATAATATTTTCAGAATTTCTATCTAGTATATCAACATTATCATCTTTTTTAAGACTAGACTTATCTGGAGTTTCAAATAAAGTTACTGTGTTATTTGAGAAACTTTCTATTTCATATCTAGTTCTTGTGTTGTAAATCCAAGTGTTAAAAATAAACTGCTTATAATCTTCATCATCATTTGCAATATTATCTCCAAGATGTTTAACACTAATCAAATCATTATTGAAAAGTAGATCATATTGATCTTTGTTCTCAATATCTGACATTACACCAGTAACTCTAAGTTCTGCTCTCTTAGAGAGGTCACCATCTTCATAACCATAAATTATATCAGTTTGTGAATAAGCAAGATCTCCTGGATTTATTGCTGCAGTTACATTACTGCATCCAAAAAATTGATTAACACTCTTATCAGAATATTCTATTTTTTGATCACCAATACTTAAAACTCCTGTTTGACCAAATCCAATAGTACTATCAACTGTAATAACAGATGCACCAATTGATACATTATCTGAAACTAAACTATTTGGTGTAATATTAAAAACACCTTCAATTAAACTTTGTTCATTATATCCAGAGAAGAGTTGAATTTTATAAAAAGTTTTTCTATTTCTTGTTATAATTTCAACTTCTGATACAGGTCCAGTCGCAGTATCAACATAATTGTTAATCATTTGACCAACAAGTTTATTTGGATCTCCAGAAATTCTTTCTCCAACAAGAACTCTTCTTCTTATAAATTCAGCATATGATGGTTTTAAAAGGAAATCTTCTAAGTTAATAACTTTTGGAACTTGATTATATAAAATCGCAAATAAAATTCTAAACGATTCTTCTGTTCCTTTACTTTGATAAAAATTACGAATTTGTTTTACAAAGTTATTAACATCCAACTCACTATCAAAGTTGACTTCTTCAAATCCAGGTGCAAGAAGATACTTTAATTTTTTATAAAACTCTTTAAGAAATAATGCACTTATGTTCTTAATTTGAGTTCCATCAGTATGAGAATCTGCGGAAGTTGATGTAAATACAAGTTCCTCTGGATTTAGGGCATCCCTGTAGGAACTAATTCCACTAAATCCACGAATACATCCAGTAAAACTATTTGTAGTTATTCCAGTGTAAGTAATAATCTCATCATCTAATTTAAAGAGACCATACTCATTGGGAAAACCATTTGTTGTAGTTACATTTATAGTAGTATCTGATGATGTAACTGCACCATTAATCGATGAATGATCATTTAAAATATCAGAAGTTAAGTTATTGATACTTAAATACTGATCTAAATTTTCGACAATATCAATCGCACCGCCTTGAAATTCTTGAGAAGCATAGTATTGCTTCAGAAAATCAACGACTTTTGGACTTTCATTTAAAATGAATTCTGGTAATTGGCTATCAATGACTTGCTGAACTTTTACTCTAGCATCAAAACCAGTTGTGATCATATTTCCTCTCTATTACCTTGTTATTTTTCCGTTTAAGTAACTTGACTTCACTGGGAAATTAACTCCAGAAATTTGTTCTCCGGAGACAATCGTGTCCTTAACCATATTTATAGTGCTTTTGGAGACGTCAAAGATTAAATACAAATCTTTCAATCCAATTACGTCATTTGAATCTGGTATTGCCTGAATCTCCACAACATTGTCTGGAAGATCTGTAGAAGTTATGTTAATAGTATTAACAACAATTTCACCTTTTTTATAATCAACTATTCCAATTGATTTCTTGACGACTTCAAAAGTGTCTGGATTTAATGTTGGTTTAACAATAGAAAGAATACCAATATCACTATCTTCTACCGGAACATCTAAGAAATATACAGTTTCAGATTCACCCGCAACTTTAAATCCAGTGCTCTTAATACTAGAACCATCTAATTTTTTGAAGAACTTATTTCCAAAACATATTTCATATTGTGCAAATGTATTAGTAATACAATTCATATTTCTTCGCATCTTCACTTTTGTAATATTAGATGTAATGCTTGTATCTACATTATCAATAATTTGAAGAACTTTACTATACCTAAATCTTCCACCAAATTTATTCATATCAACAGTTTTGGAGTGTTTAGTTAATGAAGATATAATGTTTGCTCTTATAGTAGAAATATCAGTTACTTTAGATGAATCATAAAAGACATCACTCTCAAGTTCAACAAATAGTAGTTTGAGATCTGATAATTCTTGTTTAACACCAGATACGGTGTATTGCTTTAAGTCATTTAAAATTTGTGATTTTGCAAAGTCGGAGATAGCAAAACCATTTTTTGGTTTAATACTAATAACAACTTTACCAAACTGTGGTGGATCTAATTCTTCACCACCAACAACAGAAACAGATTCTGTGCTTGGGAAGATTTGTTGTATAATTGCCTCATAGTCCTTCGATGTAACGGCACGGTACTGTGAGGAATACACTCTAGGTGCAAAGTATTTGATTGAGTCAATTGGTTCAATCTCACCGCCTCCAGCAGCGTTAGAGGAGGTTGTTACTGATGGTGACTGTGTAGGAGTAACAACTATTCCATTACTATCTGTAGTTGTTCCCGAATAAGTAAACCTAGATGGACCATTACCAGTTTCACCATCGGTTACAATATAACTAACTTTAATTACATCACCAGTTGCTAATTTTTTACCAATTATTCCATCACCGAAAAGAAGTTCATATTTTTCATCCGCAACTTCTTGAATCAGATAAATTTCTGAATCTTTATTGACTGTTATGATATTATCTACTTGTTTATATTCTCTAGTTCCAACTACCACCTTGATGGTTTCAGTATCAATATTTGGATTATTTAAAATAAATCTTTGATCTTGAGAATTATCTGCAGTAAATTCTTTTGTCAGATATGTTCCTTGTAAAATCTCAAGGTTAGTAAATTTTGCTTGGTTATTATCAATATTGGCGCTTACATCGCCTGCAATAGAAAAGGTATAAGAAGAGTTATCTACTGCTCCAACACACACTAGACCTGCTTTCAGAATCAACTGAGAGGCAGTTGTGGAGGTATCTAGTGTAAATGATACAGTTGCCTTTGCAGCAGTTTTAGATCTAGGAACATAACCAATATTTCTTGCTAAAGAAACAACGTTCTCTCTAAGAGTTGCTGAATCCAAGAAGGATTCATTTACAACCATGTTAGAGTTGAACGCAGTGATATACGTATTATATGCTAACGTGTCGATTAGAACAGAAAAGTTAGATCCTTCAAAGTCAAAATCTGTGAAATCGGAATTTGCACGAAGATAGTCTTTGATGGACGTTTTTATCTGATCAAAATCTAGATTGGTAAACTTAGTAAAAGGCATTATTTTATCTGGTTGCCTCTAGGATAAATGAAAATTGTTGTGCTGGAACTTCTTGCCCAATAATTCTATAAGATACGAAGATCTCAAATTCGTTTCTATCCGCATTTGGATCTACCCTAACCCGAAGATTATCTACTCTTGGTTCATAATTTTCAATTGCAACTAAAATTTGTTCTTCAAGAACAGAAGCAGTACCAAAATCAACAAATTCAAATAAACTAGTTTTTACATCGGAACCAAAGATGGGATTAAAGAATCTCTCACTGGGAATGGTTTGTACAATATTACGGATTGCTTTTTTAATTGCATCCTCATTCTTAATGTTGAGAATATCATTGGTTATGGGATGCCTATCAAATGATAGACTAATGTCCTTAAATGCTCTAGATATCCTCTGAACCACGACAATATGGAGATTTTACTTAATCTTATTTATATCCATATTTAAAATAATTCGGTGTTATCATCAGATTTTTCGTAAAGATCTTCTTGATTGATAGTATCACGTTTTTTTGGTGTAATATCATCATTTGAAATTTCACGAAGCATTTTTTGATGCTGATCGTTTGCCAAGTTGTCTAGAAAATCATTTTGTGGGTTCATTTCTTCATTTTCGTAGTAGTTAATGTAGTCAGTAGCGAGTTTTGTGGTTCCCCACATCTCTCTCATATAATTAATGTCCCTGTCAACAGGTGAGTTGCCCATTTTAGCTCCCGATTCATTAAAATCAGAACTTTTAAAGGGGTTACTATCCCTTATTTGTATTTATTTTATTTTTTACAACATCATAATCATCTTCAAGTACATCTTTTAGATAATCTTCATCGTAATTATCGTAATAATTGGTTTTTGTAAGTTTTAATCTTGCTTCTAGAAGATCTTTTCTTGATTGCACTAGAACTAGATTGTATTTTCCGTTATTTGACTGAACTTTATTGACAAAAGTGCTCTCATTTCTATGATCTGCAAGGAATTTATAGTCTTTATACTTTAAATTGTAGTTATCAACAGCATTATAGAGATAATCGGGGTCATGATGATCCTCTACAATGTAAATTATAACATCATAATCGGGAGATGGAACAATTTCATCCAATTTTTGCTCTACGATGAGAAAATTTGCCGTTGAAGCAAAGGGACAAAGCGAAAAATTACCTAATTCTGGTCTAACTTTAGATAAATCTCTAATCCATCTCCGAATATGTTTATTTTTCTTGTCTCTCATCGGGTGTTGTCCAGAAATAATCATCACAATCACCTAATCTTCCCCATTCAACACCATTTTCAGTTTGGAAAATCTGTGTTGATACCTTAAAATCGGGTGTTTTGACTGGATCTGGGGTCATTGAGGTATCATAGATGCGACATCTATTGTTTGGATAGAGACAAAACTGCCCATTCCTCAATTCAATCAGGTTAAATGACTTATGTTCATCAGGAAGTTCACTGACGGAAGCATCAATCTGATCAAAATCACCATGATAATTATCAAGAGTGCAGATGTAAGTGCCTTTTAACTCACCAAAGTGCCTTGTACGCACTTCCCATTCCATCGGTGCGACAAATTGCTTCTGAATCACTGTAAAATCATAGTCCATACAGTTCCAAAACTGTAGGTTATAGATGTCCATATCAGGATCTGGTGGTTCAGGGCGTGATAAGAATGCTGATATTGGTAATTTATCAAACATTGCCCCATATTCTGGTAGATAGGTTTCAAAATAAAATGCACGTCCTTGAATAGACTTGGCACATACCCA